TCTGTCTATCTCATCTTCCTTTCTTTTTATGATTTTTTCAACTTGTGCTTTATTAGGAGTAGTAGTAGGAGTAATGGGGATTCTGAGAAAATCAGATACATCTTCCACTGTACAATAGGTCGTAGCCATAAAACTAATAAACTTATATTGTATTTAAATTTACTTAAAGACAATCAAATACTCTGCTGAGCCTGTTACATCTGCATATATTCCTGCTTCAAATCTTCGGTGAATTGCACCTAAATCTTGAACATTCTCTCCATATACAGTAAATTCTGCTGCTGCATTTGTATCTATTCCATTTTTTAAGATAATCTTTGCACCACTGGATCCAGCCTTCATTACCTTTACAGCAACTACAACTCCATGTGATCCTTTGATTAATCCATCAGCGTTGATATTTGCAACATTATGGTTTAGTTCTACCATGGGTATTCTTAATGTGTGTCATATATAAACTTTAAGACTAAAAAGAAAAAAAAGAGGCTTTTTGGACTCTAGTAGCCTATGACTAGAAACTCAAATATCTTGTTTGCGATACTTGTACTGTTTGCTAATTCTGCGAAAACAGCCCCTGCTGAGCCACCAACTGTATAGAGTTTAATCTTTTCATTGGTTTTGTCATATTCTACTTTGTATGTTGAATCCGTAAACTCTGGAATCACTGCAACTAGTGTAGATATTCTCTGCTCTTTCAAGTCAGCTGCCACTCCGTTGGTCGCATATGCATCAGAGCCACCTGCTGTGACCTTGACTTTATACACTCGCAACTTTGATGTCAAAGCTGCTTGCCATGAGAGTGTTTTTCTCACGTTAGCGTTTGTCCAATCTGATGTACTGATTGTAACTGCCATTACAAAATTGTAGGGGCACACATATATAAAGTTTAAAAAAAAAGAAAAGGGTATTTTTTTCTAGAGTTTGATATCTCTGATCTTACCTTGTGATTTGAAGTGACGGCATACAGTCTCACCCATTGTCCTGAACACACCTTTCTCAACGAATGCGTTGTTCACGAATGGATAGCCTGGTGATCTTCTTGTTGCTTCGTAGTATTCTGTTGGAATTGCGATTTGGATTCCGATTCTTGGGTAACCATATCCTTCTGCATCTGATGTATCCAATGCGAATAATCTTCCGATCTCTGAAGCATCTCCAGAGTCGCTTGGTGCATCCTTGCTTGGGATGAATGGTATTCCATAAATGGAGTCTACGTGGATTCCGACACCTGTTCCTTTGAATGTTTGAATTCCGTTTACATCAACTTGTACTAAGCTTTCACCGTATGGATTTGGAATACGGACTGAAGGCATGTATAAGCCTTGTATCTCAGAATAAACTTCGTGAGAACCGAGGAATACGTTTGGATCTTTACCTGCTGCGATACGAATCTTTCGTAAGAAAGTTCTTAGTGTATCATCGGTAAGGACACCATTGGTACCTATTGTACCAGAAGCTGATTCCACTGTTGAATCAAAGTCAGTACCACTATCTCTGTCGATAGTTGCGTTTGCTGCCCATGGATCATAGTAACCAGTTGTGCTGGCTCCAAGTGCATCTTCCTCTGCATCACTTGATATAATTCTATCAAGTGTTTCAAAGTCTTGTGTACCTGCCCATGTTCCTGAACCTGTGACTTGTCCTTCAACATCTGCCAATAACATTCTGTTTAGGAATTCTTTATGCTGTACTGCCATGTACAATCGGAGTGAACCAAGTCCTCCCCAAATGTCATCTTTGCTGTGCGTTGCCAACCATTCCATTACTTCTGATGCACTGAAAGGCAGTTGTGCTGTCTTTGGTCGAACATCAATTTCTTGTAGTGTTGGTTTTACTGTTTCAGCAATATTACCACCCTCTGCTGTACCACCTAGAACAGTGTTGCTCTGGTTAGTATTTAGAGTTGGTTTTGCAGTAATAACCCTCCATCCAGATTTATCCCATGGATACTTTGGTAAAATACCAAATGCATTTGCTTCAAGGTTGAGTTGAGCCCATGCGTATGCTCCGAAGATTGCGTTGAATGTACCAGTTGTACTTGTAGTAACTGGGGCATCTGCTTTTCTAAGGAGGTTTCTGTTGTAACCATAGTAGAGTGCTTCGAGTTCGTCAATAGTCTTTATTTGAACCATTTTAGAAACCTCTTACCTCTTCGTCAGAAGGTTTGTAATATTTTCCTGCCAGAATATCTTGTGCAACTTTACTTAGACCCTCATAACCTTGTGTACGTGCATCTTTCAAAATTGGTGAAAAGTCCTGTGAGGATTTTTCAACAGTCTCTAATGCTGCACCTGGTCTTGGAGTTTCTGTGGTAAAGGTGTGAGAAGATTTTTCAACTAGCTCTGATTTCTCTGATGCTCTTAGTTTACCTTGATCGGTTTGAGGTTTGTCCTCACCAGATCTGTCAGAATCTAATCCGACTTGATCTCCTTGTGGATAAGGTTTTTCAGGTACTTTAACATCTGCACCAACGTCTTCGCCTCCAGAACCTTGTGGTTTCAAAGGAAGGTCGGTTGGTTTCTCTAAAGCTTTCAATCTACTATCAATTGATTTGATAGTGTCACTAACACCAGTTTGACCTGTTGCTAATGATTTGATTTGCTCTACTAGAGAATCAATGCTTGTTTTGATTGCATCAACTGATTTATCTTTAGATTCTTCTTCCTCGACATGTTCTGTCTTGGATTTTTCCTCTACTTCTTCCTCAGTAGCTGCCTTGTCTTCAATATCTTTGGCTTCAATATTTTCTTTGTCTGCCATGTTATTATTAGTATTTAAATTTTTGGGGTTTATATATTTTTTGTTTTTGCCATCATCTACCTCTTCTGAGATAGATCTTATTGGCTCACTACCCTGTTGAGCAGTATTATAGCCACCAAGTCCTCTAACTCCCATTCCTCTAGAGTTATCTAGACCGTCTTTTCTCTTATCATCTGTCTCTTTTGGCTGTGGATGACCTGTTCCAACCCACTCTTCCTTCATTTTTCTACCAGAACTTGCATCTTCATTAACATCTTGGTTATTCATACTATGGTTATTTCCATCATTTTCAGCATCTGAAACACCTTCTTTTCCAGAATCACCTGCTCCAGAGTCATCTTTTACAAATGAACCTACTATCTTTTCAGCCTGTTCTTTTGTTTTACCATCTGCTATTAATTTCTGAACTTTACCTGAAAATGTATCTTCTTCTGTTAAATCAGCGTCTTTGACAATACAGCCAAACTTATCACATTTTATCAACATCTTTCCATTACCTAGATCCTCACCCTGTGTGATTGATTTTGCCAACGGATTGAAATCTGTGATTAATGCTAATGGAACTGCTGGATCTTCACATACTGCTACCTCGTAATGTTCTAAATCCTTTAAGGCATATGCAACAGAGCCATCTTTCATTGTGATTGGTTCTCTATCAGATCGTGTTGCACCACCAAATGATAATCCCTTATACTCTCCAGATTTAATCTTCTCCCAGATATCATCGTCTAAATCATAATTTTTATGAATTTTTCCGGTTATTTTGATAGCAGGTATACTTCTTCCCTCACTTTCAATTTCTAACCTTGCAAAGTTAATACCTTTTCCCACTATACGATTACTATGAGTATCACTGATCGGTGCTCCTCTATCCATCCACACTGGTAAAACCTTCATTAATTCATCTGTTATTGTTATTTCTCCCTGTTTATCCTTCATTTGAACTGTGAGTATTCCCTCAAAATATCTCTCATCTGAGTTTACTGCTTCTAAACTTTTGGTTAGGGTATCCCTAAAAAACAGTCCTTCCATCATTTATATTGAATTAGTCTTTGTTTATAAAGTTTATCAAAAAAAGAAAGGTAGGGTGGAAAAATAATACCTACTTAGTCCTTTTTAGCCTTTGTTACAGCAAAGTCAGCAGCAAAACCAGTTGTTAAGCCTATCAAGCCTAAACCGACTATGCCAATACCTTCTGTCGCAAGAGTTTGTGCTATTGCGATTGCAGCAAAGGACGAGATGATGAGAGCACCTGCGAGTTTCCTTGCAGAGTAAGTCTCCTCACTGTGTAAGTATCCTCTTAGAGTGTTCAATCCTGCTCCTATTACTGCTGCTACAACAGTTATTAGTACTGGATCGACCATGGTGAAATCTCAAAAAGGGGGAATATAAAGTTTATTCAAAAGTTAGGCATGCATTACATATATGTCTACTAAATTCTTTTAGCCATTCGCACCTGGGTTTTTTAGTTTTTTCTTGTCTTACCATTTTGTTTACCCCATTCTGCTACTTCTCTTGAAATTGAGAGACCAGTAACAAAGCATGCAGATATTGCTGCTATCATTATTGACATCTCGAATGTTAATCCTACATCATAAATAGACTCAGCCACATTACCACCCACTAATGGTGAGAAAAATGAAACACCAAAATTACCTGTAACTTTGGCTATACCCTTCTTAATTGTAATATCCATATAAATTGTTAATATCTCTAGTATATAATTATTTTATTGGTTTTAACAACTTCTCAGCAATCAAATGCATAAGTATTAATGGATCATTCATTATTAACTCTACAAATAATGCATCTCCACCTGCCTGACCTGAATACCTTCCACATTTATAACAAATGTAAACTGTATGTGTTCCATCAGTATATCCATACATTTTCTTCTTACATGAACAAATATTGTCTTCATCCATGAAATTTCAAGGAATCGTTTATTAATAAGTATTTTTATAGGTTTATATGGCAACATCATTCCATGTCTATGATAATATTGAAACATTCAAGAAAAGATATGGTGATAACTTTAATCTTTTAGAATATACAACAAAGATAATAGATTGCTTTATCAAGGGTGAAAAACTATATGTTATTACAAATACAAACCTAGAGAAAGAAAGACCACAATTATTTAGAACTATTGTTCATTTTAGAAATGGTAGTGCAGATAAATTTCTAGAGGGAGATGAAAAACTTGTTTTACATAAAAAAATACATTATAATCCAAAAAATAATAATGTAGAGTTTTTTAGAAGATTTTTGAGAAAATCACTGTTAAAATTCTTTGTTGGTAGATTTCATGGTGATATGCCAAAAAAATGTACTGAAATAGATTGGTCAGAAAGATTCTATGATACAATAAACGATAGGATAAACTTGGTGTTAAAAAATGAATCTTGATTTTCTTTCATTAAAATCATTAACAAGTACAAACCAAAAACTTGATGAAGTTGTTGATAAGCTAGATACAATTCAAAAATTACTAGAATTACTATTAACTCCACCAGATTTAATGGAATATAACAAATGGAAGTTAGAAAAAAGAAAAGGACTCTAACGTTTGTTCTGAGAACCGTCTGACATTAATTGTCTCCAATCCTTGCCTAATTTCTTTCTCATCTTAATCCAAAATGGATCTGCTTTAAACATTCCACCTTTTTTATTATATTCCTTAGTAACATTTGCTATACGCCTATGACAAGTTCTACAGAACCTTCCGTTTATTTGTTCTATGTTAAATTTGAAATAACCACAGAAAAAACATAATCCATACATTTTTTGACTGACTGTAGCAAGAAGTGGTTCTCTACCACGCTTTCCAGCACATTCAGAACATATATCTGCTATTGTGGCTGATGTTGCATCGGTTTTAAGACAATTTAGACATACTGCTTCTTTATACTCGTTAACTCTGGTATACTCATTACTTTGATGTTTTTCCCAAAGTTTTTTACCATAATCAGTACCTCCTGTGTCTACAGGTAATTCTGTCGGCATACTAATAATTTGCTAGTCGTAATTTCTTAAGTGCGTTCTGTAATATTGTATATGCGTTAGTACATGCATACGCAGTAGTACATACTTTAGGAATTAACTTAACAACCTCCTCTGCTGTTTCAAGAACTGAATCATAACGTTCAGGTTTCTTAACTTCCTTCTTATAAACCTTTACTTCTCCTTCAGACACTTTCACAGTGTCTTTTTTTGTGGTTTGTTTAGGTTTCGTCTTTTTCTTTCTCTGGAATACCATCTTCC